GCCAGTTCAGCCAGCAGCTTTTGCTTTGCGCTGTCGATGGCGGCGTGCATGGCGCCCAACTTAAACGCGGATTCAATACGTTCCTCGGCGCTGCGGGAATCGGTCTTGAGCGCGTCGATTTCGGACTGAGCAACTGCTTTCAGAGCTTCAAACATGGTGGTATTTCCTATCGGTGATGACGGCGCGGAAACCGCGCGCGTAAAAAAAGCGCCGTAAAGCGCTGTAAGTAATTTTTTGAGGCAGGCCATTAGCGACCGCCGAGTCTGGATACGGCGACCCCAATCGCCCCGGCAATCAGCAGTTTCAGCATTTCGAACAATCCACTGGACTGCGCGCGGGCCTGAGCCTGTTGATGCGCAGCAAGGGTCTGCTGAAGCGTCGCTAGGCCGGTGGTGTGCTTATCATCGACCCGGCGCAGCTCGGTCCAGATTCCCTCCTGAGCGCGGAGAGAGGCCGATAACTGGGCTTGCACGGTATCAATGCGGGCGTTCTCGCGCACCGAAGCGACTGCCGCATCCGCCAGCTTTTGCACGGTCTCGGTTAATTTTTCCAACTGCACTTCGACGTTGCCGACGCGCTCACCAACCCGGGCCACAACGACATCTGTGCTCTCTGACATATCGCCACCTTTTGGCATCTGGATTACTGGGTGAAACCCATTACTGGGTTAATCGACAGGACCAGCGGCAGGCGACCGGTGAAGCTCGGGGCATCAACAGCCGACATCAGCTTCCACCCGAGATACATGCGCAGGCAGCGGCCAAAGCCCCAGGGCAGAACGATGTAGAGCATCCAGCCGCCCGGAACGATGGCAAAACAAAACCCGGCATGGCCGGGTTGGTTGCTGGTCTGCGAATCACCCCACCAGCGCGGAGGAGCGGTGATAGTCACTCCGGCGACGTCGTCATCGAAACCGCCGCCCGGGTTACGCCACATCCACAGCACGCGGCGCAGATAGCGCGGCAGGCGGTTGACGATCGGGTGCGCGGTCGGATCTTGCCAGTACACGTCGCCGTCCAGCGTAGCGTCATCAGTCTGCAGCCAGGACAGGCAGGACGGCAGATTGCCGTCGGCCCCTGCAAACAGCACCAGAATCGGCGCGGCCAAAACAGAGACGGCGGTGAGCGTCAAGCTGACCGCCGCGAACAGGACCCACTTAACAAAACTCATGAAGGCATACTCCAGGTGATGGCTTGCACGGCCGCAACCGTATTCGCCGCGTTGATCTTGGCCACAAGCGCCGCATATTGCGCCTGCAGCTTGGTGCGGAACGCTACCCAGTCGGTGTTGACTTGTTGCACCTGGGCGGCTGAATGCTCGGTGAATGCCCACACGCCGCCGCTAGCGCACCAGAGCTGCGTTTGCCAGCCTGACGCAGCGCCATTCGCCGCTGCAACTGCTGCCAGCAGGTTCTGCTGGTCAGTAAGCTGAGACGGGTATTGATGCGCACTCCCCAACACCGACGACGGAAAGCCAGAGACAATGGCGGCCTGGCATGCTTGCCCCAGCGCTGCGATCTGCGCCGACTGCTCTTGCACAATCGTCTGCGCCGGCTCGGTCAATGAGAACGTCTCGCCCGGTAGGAGGTCCGCCTCCGAATTGATGGCGCGCCAGCCGCCCTGTGCGTTAATTGCATAGCCCATTACAAGTTTTCCTCCCAGCCAGTTACCGAGGCACCGCACGGCGTGACGGTGGCTGCGTAGTACAGGTTCATGCTCTCGACAGCGAAGTCATACGACACTTGGGCGGCGTTGTTTGCAACACTACTCAAAGCGGCCATCGGGCCACCGTAGCTGAGCCCCGGCATCGAGTTGGGAGACAACTGCACCGTGTTCGAATTTGCGCACCACATGAAGCCACGAACCCGGCTGGCGGTCGGTGGAATGAATGCGGATAAGCCGAGCGTGACGACGGTCGTGCCCGGCGTGCCCTGCGCCGACGCGGTCAAGATGGGGGAGATCGTCGCATTCGACCCCGGAAGGGTCGCGTACTGAACGTTGCGGCCATACTGGATCGTGGTACGCAGGATCTTGTTGGAATCGGCGTAAACCGACCCGGTACGGGCAAACATCGTATAGCCGGACGGCAGGGTCGGCGCCGTCGCCGAAAGCGAATACAGCTTGGCCGGAGTCAGGGTGGATGGGTTATAGATGACGTATTCGTAATACCAGGTCAACGCGGCCACCGTCCCGGTATCGAGACCGTTCGCCCCCGAAGCGAGAATGTTGCCGGTAACATTGACGTTCTGCAGCGTCAAATACAGCCCCGAGCCGTTGGACACCTCCAGCGCATCCGCCGTGGTCACCCGGCCATTCAGCGGGTATGCGGTCAACGCCGTCGCCGAACCGGAGGCCGTCGTTGCCTGAGAAATCGTCACGGTCGTGCCGGAGACGTTGGTCACATAGGTGCTGGCCGGGATGCCGGAGCCGGTGATATAGGTCCCGTTTGCGATCAGCCCGGCATTCGAGCTGACGGTCAGCGATGTCGAACTGCTTGCCCAGGTACCCGTCAGCGAAATCGGTGCCGTCGCTGCCACCTTCAGGTTCTTGAACGCGCCTTGAATACCCGACATAGCATTCACGCCGGTAGCCGGATTAAGCAGCACCCAGCGACTCAACGTCGCATCCCACTGCAACGTGATCCAGTGCCCAGCCCCTGCAATATCGCCAGCGGCCAACGACAAACCATTGCCCTTCACAATAGCGGCAGGCGTAATTACCCCTGGATTCGGCGTAAAGGTCGGCGTGGTTGTAGCGTTTGCATACGCAGCGCGGATCGTCAATTCAACGACACCAGTGGCCATCGTCGTCGACGTAATCGCAGGAGTAAAACTCCCCGTCAGAGCGTCGGAAGTACCACCGGCCGAACAGGCGGAATACAGGTTCTCCTGAATTGCCGCCTGAATCTGACTCAGCAGAGCGAATTGAGCAAGATTGGCTGAAGCCTCTTGAAACACAATGTTCGAGGTGCCAATTACGATCGGCGCCTGGGTTTTAAGTTGCCAAACGGTATCTGCATTCGCCGTACCGGCCTGCACTGGCACCAACATCGCAGGCACTAGCTCGGCGGCTGTATTGACGTCTGAAGCCAGCGACCAGGCGCCGGCCGAAGCGACGTAGATCCCATTTTGCTGTGGATTGGTTTGGTCTTTGACCAGCACTCGATTCCCAGCCGCCAGCAGCACGCCATCGATCGTCTGCAGCCCGGTGAGTGCGATATTCGCGCCGGTGGTGGCCACCAGCGCCGGCACTTTGTAGGCCAGCGCCTGCTCGACCGCACTGACCGAGAGTTGCTGGATCGCGGTCAACATCTGGTTGTAGGTGGTTTTCGATGGGGCCAGGCCAGCGGCGGTGACGACGTTGAGCATCTCCATCATCAACATATTCATAAAGTCACTGCGCATGAGCGTGGCCGGAGTGTTGGTGGCCGGATTGCCATCGGTAAAAAACCCGGGCGTGCCCTGCGCTGCGGGCGCAGGCAGCGCGCTGACGGCGGTCGCATCGTCAAACTGATACATGAGTCACCTCAAGAGTAATAAAATTGCAGGATGGTGTGCGCCGGCGCGATCTGACTGATAACGCGCTGCAGGACGGAGTTGCCCCAGGCATTCATGGGTTCGCCCATGACCGACTGGCCCATACGGAATGGGGTCAGCGTATTCAGCGGCGCATTGACCGCCCAGGTGTGAGCCCACTCAGGGCCGCCCAATTGGCTGCCCATCCGCGATTGCCCCATGCGAAACGGCGAAAAATGGGTAATGGATATCGTGTAGCCGAGACTAGCGGCGACGGCGGTGAAATAAGGGGCGGACTGGCCGCCGGCTGAAGCTAGGCGGGTTTGCACCGCCGCGCGGCGCTGCTGAATGGTCGGAAGCTGCCCGAGCACAGCGTCAGGCAAGCCAAGGGACGTCTCCCAATCCGGGAGCAGCTCAAGCGCCGTGGCGGGAAAGGCGTCTTGCAGTAGATACTCCGCGCGCTCTGAATTGCGCGCATAGACCGCTGCCAAACCGGCCATGACCTGCGATTGAGTGGAAGATGGCTCCGCGCGCCATGCCAAACCCGGGGGCGCCAGCGAGCGTAGCGCGCCAGCAAAATCATCTTGCGAGTAAGCCATTTATCCCTCAGACGTAGGTGACCGTACCCAATACCGGAAGATAGCCAGTAGCGGAACTGATGTTTCCGGTTGGGGACGTAATGACGAAACCTTCGGTACCCGAGACTGCGGCGATTGCGCTATTGATGTCGGAAAGATCTACCGGCTGGGCAGTCTTGCCATTGACCAGCGTGCCGCCGGGTGCGCCGTTGCGGAAGAAAACGTCGCTGATTGCCGCCGCAATGGCGCTGCGCACCGAAGTGGACGACGACGAGAGCCCTGACATTACGAAATTCACGGTATTGGCCAGCGGCGCGCAGCTATACAGTAATGAAGTCACCGGCTGCTGAGTGACGAGCGCATTTGCGACCGTTAGTTGGTCGCCAGTCGCCACAACTCCGCGCGGTACGCCGCCTGGGCCTGGATCGTTTTGACTGACGCCGTTAGTTCCCTGCGGAAAACCGTTATAAGTGGCTTCAGCGTTATCGAACATGGTGTACAGAACCACCGTGCCAGGCCCAAACCCATTCGGAGCCTCCCAGGCGCGCGTCACACCTGGAACCGCCATCGCCCAACTCACATAGTCATCTTGCGCGCCACCTTGCGGCTGGCTTTGATAGGCCGCCAACATGCGCGCGCGAAAGTCGTCGACGCTCTCAATATCGACCCCAACCGTCGTGGTCGAGGCTACCGAGCCATTCGAGGAAATCCCGGAAATGGATTGGCCAAGTGTCAGCACGGTACCGGGCGCACACGTTCCCGCAGCGCCAGGGTCGTTACATTGGATGGCAACCGTGACGATCCCATTGGCGCCAACGGCGCCGCTGGATGTCGTGGTATACATGACCCCGTCGCCGCGCGACACCGTCACGCCAGCACTCAAGTTTTTTGTTGTGGCCCCACTCCAACTTGCCGTCCCTACCCATGCCTGGGCCGCTTTACGGTAGACCTTGCGCATGGAAGCCCAAGCCGCGAGATATTCGTCGGTAGCGCTCCACGGCACAGATTGCTGGGAGATCCAATCGAGATAGCCATAATGCAAGTGGGCCAGGCCAGCCTGCACGTCACCCATGATGCCTAAGTTGCTGTAGCGCAGTAGCGCATCAGCGCCAGGTAATGCAGCGGAAATATCGGCAGCAACTTCTTTGCGTAAATCAGAGAGTGCCGGTCGTTGAAATGGCATCAGCTAATTCCTTCCCAAGCCCAGGCAAAGCGATGTTTTGTCACCGTGCCGTCTGGCAGATAGGCGACGATCAGTGCGCCCAGAACACCAGAGCGGACCCACTGAACATTGATATCGAACCGGCCAACGACGCCATCCTCAAGCAGCCATTGCAATGCTTCGGCGATATAGTCGTAGGCTAGGCGCAGCGTTTCATCGGTCTGTTTCGCGCGGCGCAGCAACCAGAGGCGGCTCCCCAGGTTGGGATTCCCCCACCAGCCGCGCAGATTGGCGGATCCGTCCGGGATGGCGTCACCCGATTCCGCCTGGCGATCGAGAAACAGACTGAGCGCGATCGCGGTATCCAAATCCGATCCAGCAAGTAGGACCGCGCCCGCCTGCGCCCAGTCACCGCGAAAATTGGCGGCGTCCCATACGGTCGTGATATCGGCCATTACCTCTCCGGGTATAAAAAAACCCGCCGAAGCGGGTTGAGTTATTCTTGTTGGTTGGGTGAGCCAGAGGTCACCGCTGAAGATCCACTTTGAACCCCGGTCACAGGGTGGTTGTGGCCGTCGTAGATTGATCGCATCTGAGCCATCGTTTTACTGTTGCTCACGCTGTTGTCGGTAATATCGCCAGCGGCCGAGATAGTCGCCCCGGCCTTGATGGCGCCAGATACATCTAACTCAGGGGTGTTCAGCGTGACCTTACTCGAAGCGTTTACGGTCACCGTCGG